CGCTTTGACAATATTCCATTCGGGTAAATCCCCACCCGTACCGCTATTTACCAACAGCAGGACCACTACACCTTTTGGTGAAGTAACCCGGGAGTCTTCTTTCGACTGAAAGGAGAGACGATGTAAACAATTCATCGTCCATTCCCTCCTTCCAAGATGGAAGAGGTACTAACTTTGGTCCTAATGGTGCAATACCATTCGGATTTGCATTGGAACAATACGCGACAAACTGTGAACCCAAAATTGAGTAGGTCTGGTCGTTTCCAGATCTAATCCCTTGCACAGGATAACTTATACTATTATCCTCTGCTAATTGAGCGTAAGGACTTGCAAGTCTCGAACGTTCAATTATAGGATTCTTTTGCCAAAAACTGTAAACAGTTTCAAGAAGAGTTTTACGTCTACTGAAATAGTTCACACGCTTCTGCCAAAGAAGTGAGTAGAAAATCTCAAAGTCATCTACTGGTTGGACATCCAGCAGATTACGAGGAGATACCGGAGATAAAGTGGTTAATAGAGCCATTTTTCTCCACTTACCAGCCGGAAATAAGCCGGTTAGGAGAGAAAGAGTCAACTTAAGTTTTCTAAATTTAAGCCATGACAATATTGACAGAGTGTTATTTGAAACAGTCTTGTTCGTAAAATTAAGTTCTGCGACTGGGAAAGGTGTTAAATCCTTCCCATATCTAAATAAGCTTTTAGCAAATTCAGCACGCGAATCAGAAATGAACGATTTTTCTAAAGAAACCTCTACTCCAAGAGCAGAAATTATCTTCAAATAAGCTTCAGAGACACGTCTATTTCTGATCACTAGGTCATCAACTAGTAAAGCATAATCAGAAAAACGTTTTTTGGACGAAGGATATGCCTCTTTATAAGCCCACCACACAAGAGCATGATGCGAAACGGCCATTGCTGGCCATGACGATAATGCTCCCATGGGTTGACCGACTGTATACTTTAATTCACCGCCGACCCCTGTTATTTCAAAGGGTCTCCACGATACGACTATCAACCATGCCAGAGCCTGTTTAAAGGTTAGCAAGTGCAATCGATATAGCACCAATGCTTGGTATAACACTGGTAGTCTATCAGTTGCAGCAGTAAGATCAATAGATGAAGTAAATTCTTTTTCTTCACTCCATTTTCTTATCCTACGGCGTTGATGATCTTGATCAAACGTCCCATCAGTTTCAAGATTTCTCAAGAAGCTAAATAGTCGGTTATGAACAATGGCAAGATTGGATTGCGATAGTATGTCTACCATCGCAACCACCCTAGTCTTACCTGCCTTATCACTAAGAAAGGCAAGTCTAGAGTGGGAACAATCTTCCTTATCCTTAAGTCTCGAATGAGCCTCAGAATAAGCCCTACTTATGAAGTCATGGGCTTCCTCCCTATTTTTTAGAGGAAGTGAATACATTAAGAATAAATTCTTAAGGTATAAACCATTTCTTCGAATTGCGCGTAAATCTTCTAAGTACCTTGTGAAAGCCATAGACCCATTAGGGCCCGACTTTCCACTGATATGCCATTTCCAATTAGCATACCAGACTTGGGAATGTTTACCCAAAGTACGAAGATGACTACAAGCTTTCATAAGACTAGGCAAGAATAGCATAATCTTAATCGGTTTTCCGGTAAAAGACTGTGTTAATGTCTGTGTATCATAAACAACAGGACCTCGAAAGAGCCTGTGGAAGCTGAAAACACTGGTCCAAAACACTGCAGACAGGGTGGATGAACCCGCCTGGATCAACGCACGTTTGACCATACGTTTATATTTTGAACTCACCGGAAGAGAGTACTCTACACCCATTAAAGCTCGGATAAATCCGAGATTAATTACCTTAGATCTTTTAAGACCATGATGACCTTCACAGGTCGACCATCGTTTAAAAGTTAAGACAATTTTAATGGCTAAAGAAGAATCGACGCGAACGCCGAGGTTAGTAAATAGCTTTATTAATCTGTTTAACATAATTAATAGATTTTTATTGCTTAAATTCATATTTATAACATAGTATGAATGTTGCTTTCCCTTTGCAAGCAGTGAGGAGCGGCAGAACTAGGTTTACAAGACTGGGTATACTAAGCCCAATAGTGTACTTCTTTCGAAGACCGGAGGTCATTATCCCTCCGAGTTACAGGTTTTAAAGGCC